AGAGGATCCATCAACTTCTACTGCTGCATTCTTACCAAACAAACCACAGTTAGTCCCTACTTGCTCAAATGAGAAAGTAAAGGGTGCACCAACGAATCTCATCAAGAACAGTGCAGTATCTGTCCACACATAAATTGCATCTCTACCTTTAATAGCCCCCATAATTTTAGAACCATCTGCTAGTCTTTGTGTACCTGCCGTGTTTTCTGCTTTAACAATATATGAATCAGCTTGATCTATACTCTCTTGGTCTGAGAATCTAATAAACATATCGTCTTTAGTTGTAGGGTCTCCAACGGTAGTTTCAGTTCCAAAAAATACCAAGTGTCTATCGGGAGTTGAAACTAATACATGACGAGAAGCTGTTGGAGCATTGGGTAATACAGTAGCTCTTGTAGAGGTAGCATTAGTTGCTGACGCATCCCATTCAAAACATTTACCGTTATAAATAAGTGCAATTAGTTTTGTACCATAGTTATCTAAAACCCATAAACCAGGATCAATAGTAAAGTCAGAAGAAGCGGGATCACCCCAACCTGCAAAATTAGAAATATTAGTTACCGTTACTCCCGCACTGTGAGTTGCAGCGGTNGTTCCGTCAGCTCCTCTAGCACCACCAGTTAAAGTATTTGTAGCTGTATTATTATTTGTGTAAGTAATAAATTCATTTTCTATTTGTATTGTNCCTGTTGCNGGAAACGCTGACGTACTAGCTAAAACAATTGTAGTCCCTGTTGTATTTGTTAAAGCTGTTTGTAAAGTTGTTGTTGCAGGACCAATAGATGTACCGCCAAATAAACCTGCACCCCAACCGAAACCTCCAAGTTGTTGAGCGGGTCCAACACTATAGTAACAAAGTACAGAAGCTGATCCTGTAGTGCTTAAAGGAGTACCTGATTCATTAGCATCCATTGTAATTGTAAAAGTTGTACCGCTTGGTACAGATGTAACCATAAATTTATTGTCTTCAAATGTAGCGTTTGTAAAAGTAGAACCACTTAATCCAGTAACGCTATCAAATAATACAATGTCATTTTCTAATAAACCATGGTTAGTACCACACGTTATTGTAACTGTTGGACTACTTGATGTACTTGTAAAACTAGCTCCTGTTAAAGTAACTCTAATAGGATGAATGTCGTAATAAAGACCACCCGAATATGCGTATAAAATTCTATTAGTTCCTATTGCGGCGTATTTAATACCAGCATTATCGTCCCAATGATGAAGCGCTCTAGCGGCACCTGTTAGTTTTGACTCACCTAACTGTTGCCAACCACCTATTTTTTCAGGTGAACCATATCTAAAACGTACAAAGTCTCCGTCAAACCATTGTCCCTCGGCCCCGGTCTCTGTAACTTGTTTATTAAACCCTGGTGCAAATCCTAATTTTTGTAACATATGACTCCACTATAATACTATTTTATACCTGATGGTAGACCTAACATTTGTCTTTCATCAAATTTATTTTTTTCAACAAATAGGCCGTTTACATAATTATAGTGTAGAAATACTTGATTGCAAATGTTCCCGTCAAACAATAATTTTAATTAAGCTATATAAGAATTACCAGCAACTATAGCAGCATTAACAGCTGTCATATCTTCATTTGTCCAGTAATCTTTAGAAACCATTAACTCTAAATGTTCAACATTTCTACTAACAGTAGATTGTTTATCTTTATCTATATCCTTTTCCATTGAAGTACCTGCAATGATACCATTGATTAATTCAACGCTGTGGCCCATAGCTGTGTAATCTTGTAAAATTTCTTCTACTGTTTTATCCATATTATATCCTTTTAGTTAGTTGCACACGCAACTGGTTTTATTTTATCAAGTTTTTTAAATTGATCAAGTATTAATTTAGGCTCTACCATAACATTTCTAGGATCACTTTCAAGATATTTTGTTTTATCCCAATCATCTTTCATGTGAAATTGTAGGTTTTTGTTTTGTTTGTAACCAAATTGTGTCCATCTTGTTGAACCCCAAATAACTACACCTTTTTTATTTGCTGATGGTGAAAAGTGATTTAAACAACTATCAATAGCTATAAAACCTTCTGCATTTTTCATCATTTCATGTAACTGTGTCCAATGTAAATCACATCTAATAGTACCTTCATAATGAGGTTCATTAGGTAAAACACAGTTAATAATAGTAGTGTCTTTATATTCTTCTCTCAACATATTAACAACTTGTTGTGCAAGAAAATTTGGATAATTTCTATTAGGATTAATATTAGTATATTGGTTGTTAGGATTAAAACCTATTTGTGGTTGACCACCAGAAAATTGAATTAAAATATATTTATCAATTTTATTTTTGTTTAACCATTCTTTAACAGATTTACTATGATATTCTGTATAAAGTTTAGGTAACATAGATTTATCATATTCAACACCATTTAATTCACAGTAACTTTCAATAATATGTTGTTTACCAAATTGAAAATTAGATTTGTAAGGTTCACAATAAAAGATGTTATCTGATGCCATTATCCTTGCGTCTTGCAAAGGAAGTGTTTGTTCTAAAACTAATTTAACATCTGGATTATTTGCAAAACAACCAATGTAAGGTGTGTATATTTGAACTTCTGATTTTTCTCTTAATTTAGGAATTAATGCGGTAAATGCAGCACATTTACCAATTCCACCTTCTACGACATAGGTATTTAACATTCTCTTCTCTCTTTCTTTATTTGTTTTTTAATAATTCTATTTCTGCTTTAAGTTCTTTGATTGCATTAACTAATATTGGTATTAAATGAGAATTTGTTAATTTTAAATTATCAGTATCATTATTATTAATAATAATTGGATTATCTCCTTCTAAAGCTAAAATTTCTTGAGCTTTAAATCCATATTTTTTAGGACCATAAGGTGTTGCATCTTCTCTTGATTTTTTAAAATTATATTTAATAGGTGTTATTTGATTAATAAAATTTAAACCATGAGGTACATTTTCAATGTTTGTTTTGTCTCTTAAATCAGATGTTACTGTCCAATCTATTTTAATCAGAGCATTTGTGTGAGAATTATTACCAATTACAATATTATGATCTGATGTTGTAAGATTACATACAGCATCGGTACCAGATACATATCCTATTGCTACGTTATTCTTACCTGATGTGTTATTATATCCTGCTTGACTTCCGAAAAAGGAGTTGCAATCGGCATCTGTGTTGTTAAATCCTGCAAAAGCACCCATAAATACATTATTTTGAGCTGTTGTAGAACAAGCACCAGATTCATATCCAACAGAAGTATTACAACTTTGGCTTACTTTATGAAGAGCAAAATATCCAATTGCTATATTTTCATTACCGGAGGCATTCTGACTAAGAGCGTAAGGTCCAACTGCTGTATTTTTTTGTCCATCTGTGTTATCTTTCATAGCTTCAGCTCCAATTGCTATATTTGTTGATGCTGTTGTGTTTTTACATAAAGCAGATATACCTATTGCTACGTTAAGTGTTCCAGTTGTAAGACACCTCATAGCAGAAAAACCAACTGCTGTGTTACAAGATCCTGAGCTGGCATTATTAGCCATAATAGCAGCACCAATCATTGTGTTACAACCACCTGTTGTGTTTTGACATGCAGTAATGTATCCAATAGCAGTATTACAACTACCTGTAGTGTTACACCTTGCAGCACATTTTCCCATAGTGGTATTATTTGAACCTGTTGTGTTAGCACCTAAAGCATCAATACCTACTGCGACATTATTACTAGCTGTTGTGTTAGCACCTAAAGCATCGCTACCTATTCCAACATTCTCTGCACCTGATATGTTAGCATCTAAAGAATTTTTACCCATTGCTACATTAGCATTACCTGTTGTATTAGTACATAAAGCATTTTTTCCAACTACTGAATTATCTTCACCCGTTGTGTTACTACACATGGCAAAAGAACCAACTACTGAATTAGAAGTACCACTTGTAAGAGCAGAAAATACGTTTGTACCTAATCCAGTATTATCGGTAGCAGAAGATAAAGTTCCTGTGCTATCTGCACCTACTAATAAACTTCTTGTAAAATTTGTGCCACCTTCTTTAAAGGTTACACCACCACTTGCTGCATCTTCAAAAACTGGTGGTGAACCAGCACCAGTTGAAGTTAAAATCTGTCCATCATTTCCTGTTGCAACTGCAACGGGGTTACCACTTGCATCATAAGAAATTAAATTTCCATCTGTACCTGGAGCCATTTTTGCTAATGTGATTGCGTCATCAGCTACTTTTCCAGTAGCAATACTTGCGTCAACTAATTGCGAAGCGTTAATTGTTTTATTTGTAAGAGTGTCTGTTGTATTTTTTCCAACTAATGTGTCAGTTGATGCCGGTAGTGTTACTGTAACATCTGCTGTTGCAGCAGGACCTATTAGTGTTGCTTTATTTGTACCATTGTTTGTACCTTCTAAAAATTCTATTTTACCAGCAGTT